CAGTTTCAATTAGCTGTCTTCCCATCTCCTCTGGAAGCATTCCTGCAACTGCTTCTGGGACTTTAGTTCCAGCTGTCCGAGCGAACCTGGTCATAGATGCTTCAGCGACAAGAGAAGAGTTTGACAGCTCGTGAAGGTCTCTCATTGCCATTCTATTGAATACTTCATTTGAAAAGCTATCACCTAGCTCTGAAACCTTTGTAATTGACTCTGCAAGAGACGCAAGAGATTCCTCTGTCGTGAGGACACCCTCTTCAGCCTGTGCCTCAGTCGCAGCTGTGAGGTCTGCCATGTCGGCAACAGCACGATCTGGATCAAATAGTCTGGCTGCAGCCTCAACGTCTAGGTTAGCCTGCTGTGCGAGAAGGTTCTTCTGCTGTTGAGTCAGGTTCTCAAAGTCGCCGCCTGTCTCAATGAATGCATCTCGCAGCATCATCATAGCGTCAAACGGATCTTGTGATGCTGCCTCCATCATGGACATAGTGTCTAGCTGCATTCCAAAGACTGTATTTAAGTTTGCAAGTGACTCAGCACCCTGGTCAAAGTTTAGAAATTTATTAGTAACAGCCTGAAGATCCTTGACCTCTAGGCCGATAGATCTAAGACCACCAATAGTCTCAGCAGCTGTCTCAACAGATACATTTGCAAAGGTCTCAAAATTTGTTCTAATCTCAAGAATTCCCTTTGCAATGACCTTGTTGGAGTCACCTGTGACCGCAGAGATTGCGTTTGAGTATGTTGTTATCTCACGAAGAATCCCATTGCTGAACTCACCAGACGCACTGAACTGAGCATCCATGGCGTCCATCATCTCAGTTGCTGTGAATCCAAGACCCTTTGCCATTAGAGCTGATGTCTCTATTTGACGAGCTGCATCATCTCCCATGCTGGCCATAGCTGCATATCCAGATCCTACTGAATAGTAGATCTCCTCACCAAACGCTGCAAACTCCTCCATAGACCCGAAGTACAATGGAAGGTCTGTAGTGTAGAACCTCTCGTACATCTCATTGATGGTTCCACCGACACGGTATGCGAAGTTTTCTGAATCAGTTGTAAACTGATCCATTGACTGTGAGTAATCTGCACCTAGTGAATTGAGAAGCTCAACAAATAAATTCTTCTTATCGCCGAAGAGAGTTGTCAGATTCTTATAGTAAGCGTCGATTCCCTCTTTAGCCTCTGCACCTGTCTTGCTTAGACTATCAATGATTCCACTAAGTGATGCTGCACCGACAGTGCCAAGAGTCTCCATGGAATTTGTGGCATCATCTGTTGCGCTTTGAAGCTCTCTAATTCTGGCTGTAGTTTCTCTGATCTGGGCTTGGATCTCAGCACCCTTTTCGCCTGCTTTCTCTTCTTTATTGAGCTTTTTGTAGTCGGCTTCGAGTTGTCGTACAGCTTCTTGCTCAGCTCGAAGGCTCTGTAAGTTTTCTTCTCTAGTAGTCATCTATGATCCCTTAAGCTATAAGTATTCAGATCCGGAAAACATCACTTGAAACTTCTCTTATCTGAACCCATTAGGTTTACAGTCGGACCTGTGTCCTCTGTGATCATATTTTTCTCTCTAGAAGCCTTCCGCTGCTTGGCATCATCTACGAGCTTATCAACAAACCACTTTCTATATCTGACAGGCATCCTTCGACACTCTTCGTAGCCCATTCCAAGGTGCTTAATCAGAATATATGCCTCTTCAAGAACTGAAGCTCTATAGCTAGACCCTAGGCCAAAAAAAGCTTGCGCCCAAGGGAAGGCTCACCTCCGAGACACGGCCGCAAGAGTTACAGTTTAGATTGCCAGACATCTCAATTCCTGGCTCATTGTTCTTGATGTAAGATCTCAATTTGCTGGAGTCCATCGCGGGCATGTTTTCTACGAACTTAGCAATCTTATTTCTATCAGTAATTCCGTCAATTGAAACCACACTAAATCTTAACCGTCTTGTCACAGAGCTTCCGACATAGTCATCAGGAAAAAGCTTTGCCATCTTACTTGCCTCAGCCTCAATCATGTCATTATCTCTTCCAGTTAGGAACTTAAAGTGAACAGTCTTTTTTGTAACAGGAAGCTTATATTCAAAACAGTTGTCACCAGGTGTGACAGGGTCTATTGTCAGACGCTTAATCGGTAAGTCAGCAAGATTAAATACATGCTTATCAGTCTTTCTGCATCCTGGACATGTCATATTTACAGGATATTCTGGACCGTATCCTGTTATCCTAATTGCTATCATTAGTGCGTTTCTATCACCAGATAGAAGATCATTTGGGTTAACATCTGAATCCATTATTGAAGAATTGATTAACTCAAGTATCACAGTTCCGTTGGCTATCAGTGCCCTAGAGGATAGAATATCCTCCTCTTTTGCTGTCATTGCCTTGATGTTGACAGTCTGCTTTCCATGCATATTGCTATCTGGTGGATAAATCTTACCCTCAGACGGAAGAGGAACAGCTTCAACCGGAACTTGCCAGCCAAAATCATCCTCAAGAATGTTTCTTGTTGGAATTCCAGGTTCTGACCCTCCCTCCATAAATATCTTATTTCTATCCTGTCTTGACACAGTTATCTCCCACTATGGATAAATTTAAACAAATATGCGTTCATAGTAAATAGATAAGGCCCACATTGTGGGCCTTTCACAAGTGATTCTCTCTTGCAATCAGTACTGAAGAACGCAGTTGTCAAATCTCATCGATAGGGCAACTTCTAATATTGTTCCCTCATCATCGTATGCTAGATCACCATACTTGGCAGACTTTAACCAGCATCCCTTGAGGTCCCAAAGCTCAACGACTGTTCCAACAGGATCTAGAAGCTTAAGCTGACAATCTCTCTTGTAAAAATCAGCGTATCCTGCTCTTCCTGAGACTGACTCATAGTGTGTTCTAATCCACTCCATTACCTGTTGAGCACCTGATGGTGCGATTGGATCATGTAGTGAAACGCTAATCTCATCAAATGTCATTCTACCAGCTAGGTATCTGATAGAGTTTATGAACTTAACCTGTGTCTCTGCAAATGAGAAGCCTGGTCTTGCTGCCGTTTTAATTAAGAAAGCATCGATTCCCTCTATAGCAAAAACCCATCTAAATTTTCTCTTGGGTTCAAACTTATTAGGAAGCAAGTCATTAACTGAAAGTGTTTCTGCCATTTTTTTAATTCTCCTGAAGGATCCTATGTTCTAAGTATTCTTGAATTTTGTTTTTCTAAACTTCCGCACCAGCATTTGTGACGACAAAGTCTAGAGCAATGAATTCTGCTGTTCTTGTTGGCTGAACAAAGATCTTTCCTCTGATTATATTATTGTCTATATCTGCCTGTGTGGTTGTGGTTGTGTCGATTATAACCTTATAGCGATCTAAACCGCTTTGCTCCTGAATCTTTTGCAAGATTGGATTTACTAGGCTAGAGAATTTCTCTAAAGTTGATTCTCTATTTGGTTCAAATAGAAGCGTATTTGCAATTGCTCTAACCTTGCGCCTGATGTCTATCAGGAGTCTTCTTACATTAACTCTATCTAGTGCTGAAGCAGCTGATAGAAGCGTCTTTTGACCCCATACTACCACTCCAGTTCCTGGAAAATCTGTAATTGGATTAATGTCTGCATCATATAGGTTATCAAGATTTGCCCTATTGAGATCAACAGAAGCCTGAATCACTGAGGATAGTGCGCCTCTTGAGAATCCTGCAGGTGCGAACCATGGATGACCTATTGTGTCGTTAAGCGCGAAAGCTCCTAGAACACCAACTGATGGTGGACATCTAACATTCGTTCTTTTAATCGGATCCTGGATCACAACATCTGGGAAGTATGCAGCACCAAATGATGAATCTAGTGCACGATTCTTAAATGTTGTAACTGTATCGCTTACGCTTATATCCTGGGCTGATGATGTTACGACATTATTTAGAACATCCTTTTCTTCAATGTCCATAATGTAGAGAGAGTCAAATCTATTCTCAACTGCATCTAGCGCATAGTCTGTAATTGCCTCATCTCTCATTCCAGGAATTGAGAGAAGCTTGATGTCAACATCTGATCTATTACCCATGATGTCGACTGCCTTTCTAAATGATGCAACTGTATTTCCTTCCTTTCCGCCTTGATTTGAATCATCCATTTCTCTCTTAGCAGCGCTATCGGTAAGATTGTATCTATCTTTATTGAAGATATTTGTACCATCGAATCCGCCCTGGAGGAAGAATGTGAATTTTGCATAAGTTCTATTTCCAACAACACCAAGATCATCGGCACTAAACGCCCTGGTCTTAAGATCTCTGTCTACAGATATTGATCCCCTTCGTTTATACGATGAGCTTACCCATTCTTTTGGATCTGCGTATGTGTCAGATCCAGTTCTGACTTGAATTCTTTCAAGTGTAAACATGTTATTGTTAAATCTATCAGCGTCTATAATACCGTTTGCAGCAGTATCAGCAGTACCCTGATTCTCACCGACGGAGAATTTTTGCATATCCAGTGAAAAGTCTGGGAAGTATTTTGCAAAATTTGCTAAAGTCATGTCGAATAAATCTGGTTTATTCGGCTCATCTGCATCTGTCTTTCTAGTAGACTGAACACCCCAGTAAAGCTGAGATGATGTTCTCTTCTTATTGCCTGTTCCAAAGTTAAGGTGCTCTCTAAATGGAACTGGGGGCTCCTGAACTTTCTTAAGAACATTCCATGATCCCGTTAGAAGCATTCCGCTTGGTCCAGCTGCTGCATTTTCTAGCTCTAAGTTCGTAAGAGGAGATGTTCCAGAGGTCATCAGATGCCTAAATCCTCTAAATCCCATTGGAAGTGCATTGTCTGGAACTTCTCCTGATCTCTGTGTATCACTAACCTTGACTCTAATATATCTGGACTGATTTACAAAGTCTCCATCTACTACTAGCTTTTGAGAGTCAGAAGCTTGATCAAAGTCAAAATATGCCTTCTGGTCACCGATAACTCTTGCAAAATATCTATCAGACTCTCTATCTATACTGAGTCCTCTAAATGACTCAAGAACAACCCTCTCTTCATCTGTATCAAAGAAGTCTCTAATCACAAGGTCAAATTTTCCGAATGTATTTGTGTCAGAATTTGACTTAGCAAGATTTTCAATAGAAACCTTGACATTAGTGCTTACAGAATCACCATCTGAAAGTGATTCAACTCTAAATAAGTTATATGGCTTTCCACCAAAGTTTTGAGAAATAACAAACGGAGATTTTGCTGCTGTAAACCTATTTTGCCAGTTCTCGAAATCTGGTGTTGTTGCGTTTCCTCCATCCTGTGAAGGATGAGACATTGCACCCGTAGTTAAAAATACAATTTCTTCAGTATTTGTATCAAGTCGAGTTCCAGTTAAAATTCCAGATCCTGTGGGAACTGCAATTGCTGTATGGATATCATAATGTGTGTATAGTAAATGACCCTTCTTTTCAATCTGTGTTGGGTCTGTATTAAGAACTCTAGAAATATATGTCGGTGAGTTCACATCCATCGATGCTGTTATGACCCTAGGGTCAGCTCCCAATCCCTTTAGACCGTTTAGGAATATAACAAAATCCTGGGAAGACATTACCATGCTTCCTGTTGTAGATCCCTTGATGCTTGCATCTCTGACACCAGCTGCAGTCTGAATTGCATTGGCAGTAGCTGCGGGACCAGATCCCACACCGGCGGTGATTGTACTAGAAGAAAGAGTAAGAATAACACCAGAAGGTGCCATCACAACTCCTCTAAGAATCGGAACTCCCTGCCAGGCTTGCATGTCCTGATCTGCGCTAGAGAAGTTGACAGTCACTTCAGGCGTCGGTATCCCAGCATCAGTGAATATACTAGATCCAGCTGATTGAGACATATAGCATCCAAGGAAATATGTGTTTCCATGCTGACCTGTGTTACAGTACGGATTATGTCCAATTAAGCCATTTGCCTGAACCTGTCTTGCTCCAACGACAAACCCAGCATTTGTTACATTTCCTGAAGAACTGTTTCTCTTCTTTCCGTCACCGACCCCAAGCACTCTCACATACGTGAGAGATTGAGCATTTTTTAGCCACTCATTGACAGCAAGTGGGCCAAATTTTTCCCCATCTGTAGCACCAAATGTAGATATAAATTCTGAAAAATTGGCAACTGTTACCGGGACAAATGCGGGCCCAAGATTGGAAGTTCCAATAACTCCAGCTGGAATTCCCGACGGACCAGCAACACTGGGTGTTGAAAGATCAATTTCCCTTGTGCTAACGCCTGCACTTTTGAATGTCAATTCAGCCATTCCAAACCTCTCTAAAATCTCTTGTCATTAAATATAGATCACTCAAAACTTACACCTGAATTAGTAATAATGAAATCAATAGCAATAAACTCAACCGCTCTAGTTGGAACCAGCACTATTCTTCCGTTTAGCCTATTAGACTCAATATCCTCTGTAGTGTTATTTGAATCATCCATAATGACCCTAAACTGATCTATTCCTTGCTGGCTCTGTATTGTTGCTAATAGCGGGGCAACCTGTGATATAAACTTAGCTCTAGTTCCAGGAGTATTTTGCTCAAATACAAGTTTCTTTGCAACGTCTGATACAAGCCGCTTAACCTCAAGAAGCATTCTTCTAACATTCACTCTATCTAGAGCAGATCTTGCCTGCTGAAGCGTCTTCTGTCCAAATATAACAAATCCCGCCTGGGGAAATGATGCTATTGGATTAATCCTAGAGTCATAAAGGTTATCCCTATCTTCACTATTAAGCCGTGTAGCAACATTGACAACGTTTGAAAGAGCTGCTCTGTTAAATCCGGCAGGTGCAAACCACGGATAGGCAACAGAATCATTAAATCCAAGAGCAGATAGTGCAGCAATTGATGCTGGGACTTTTACGGGATTTCCGTTTCTATCATCTACCATGCTTATATCTGGGAAGTAGGTTGCCGAATAGTTGTTATCTATAGCCCTAGAGTCCATCTTAGCTCTTGTCTTTCCAACATTTGGTCTAAGATCATCACTGTCAAAAATTCTAACATCACCATCTGTATAGCTTGGAATATCCATTAGGTAGATAGCCTGACTATATTCTCTAGTTCTATCAGCTGCTCTATCTGTTACAAAGCTGTCTCTTATTCCTGGAACTGCAAGAATATTAATTCTTGTAACCATCGGATCTGTCATAATATCAATTGCAGATCTATAGGATGCTACAGTGTTATTGTGCTTGCCTGCTCCGACATAAGATGTTGCAGCAAGCCCTATATCAAGATCTGTATTTGCAGCAGGATATTGCCTACTTGCCTTTCCTCTTGTATCTGAAGAGCTTGCTCTGTCATTCATCCTTCCCATATCTGGATCTAGAATGTTTGTTCCGTCGTACCCTCCGTACATTATGTTCGTAAATTTAGCATACTGAGTAAATCTATTGAAGTACGTAGATGACGTTAGGTTGAGCAGTGTGCCAAGAGTCAGTCTATTATCAACAGTAGCTCCTCGCTGATTAATGGCATAGCTTAGTCCAGGCTCTGGTCGACCATTTCTAATATATGCTGATTCCAGCATGTGCTCCCCGGCTGTTCCTGTAAGGTCTGCATGAATTGTATCATAGACATTTCTAACAGATCCCGCCTTATTCAACGTTGTGCTTAGCGCAACCTTGTTAAGCGAAAATTCATTATTGCAAAAAATATCAGCTCCCGAACCTGTTACAAGTGCGTCAAGCTTTTTTATTCCTAAAAATCTAGTGTACGATCTTACGAGCTCATTTATTTCACCTGAAGCATTTGCATTGAGAATGGCGTCTCCCATTGATCCTGTTCTTGGAATTCTGCTCGTTCTTATTCCCCAGTAAAATTTAGTGCTAACTCTCTCGTTTGTGCCGGGCTTTCCTGGATATCCAGACTTAGCAGTTGTTCCCTGTGTAACCTTAAACCTTAGTGGGACAGGTGGGACTATAGACCCAGTAAGTGCTGTCGGCTCATTATGCTTAACCCCGGGTCCACTTCCTGAACAGAATGCCAGTCTAACACCGCTTGAGCCACCATTTAGGACATCCTTAATGGGTCGTCTTAATGCAGCATCTGTTAGACTGTCTGCAAGCCAGTTATTTGTCTTCAGAACAGGTAGTCCCCTAAATCCAAACGGCATTGCACTTGCAGGAACATTTCCATTCTTAATATCATCGCTTAAGACTATTCTAACTGCCCTTGAAACATTTGGATAGTCTCCCTTGACTATGTACCTTCTTTCATCTTCGCTTAGAGCATCAAAATTGTACTTAACACTTAGGTCTCCAACCTTTCTAGCAACAAAGTTTTCATCTGTTGGATCAAGTGTACATAGCGGATATTGTTCTACTATTTGAGGTGAAACATCAGAGTCACCAAACCTTCTAATTTGAACTGTAAAAGATCCGTACTCAGACTTTGGATCTGTTGATTTTCTAAGGTCTGCAATTGATACCTTATACTTATCAGCAGTGTTTGCACCATCGTCAAGTGTTTCAAAGTAAAAGAGGTTATAAGAGTTTTCTCCGTACTTTTGAGATGTAAAGTATGTTGTTCTAGATGAGCTATATCTAGTATCAAATCTTCCATACATGTCTCTGTATGTCAGAGATGTATCTCCCGATCCATCAGAGGTTGAAGCTGATCCTGAAACTATTCCAACCCAGTTTGTTGCAGTTGCAACCTCATCCTCGACAGAAAAATCGGCATAGAGAAGATGCTGCTCTTCTTGAAATCTCTCAGGATCTGTGTTTAGAATCTTAGAAATATAATCATCATTTGTTGGATTAAGAGATGCAGTTAAAATTCTAATTCCTGCCTTATTTTCATCATTTGCAAATGATGATCCTGCAGAACTTGAAATTACTACCTTAAACTTTTTGTATACTAGT